TTCGGAAATATCGGAAATTTTAGGCTGTAAAGCGGAAAACGTGTGTCAGATGAGAAGGAGAGCGTTGAATATTCTGAAAACTATGATATGTCCGAAGTCACAAGAAAAAAAGCCTGACACAAAACCTGACTTTCTTACAGGAGGGGATATACTTTGACAAAGCTTCAGAAGCAAAAGTCTGCCCGGCTTATGAGGGCAAACCTTATCAGATACAAGGTTATTGCAGAATATGGTCTTTCCGAAAATGACAAAAAGCGTGCGGACAGTCTGATTAAGTCTGCTCCAAAGGAGTGTCGGCAGCAGGCAGAGGAAATTTTGAACATGATTTCAAAAAACAGTGAGCAAAGGTATATCAAGCTGCTGAGAGCGTACGAAGAAACAAGGTCTGAAATCGAAAAGGCGATAGATGAGGTTGATGACTGTGAATTACAGAGTCTGCTTACAATGAAATATCTTGACGGGCAGACCTGGAACAATATCGCTCTTGCAAGCTGTCAGAGTGAAAGAAACGTTAAGTATAAGCATATACGGGCTCTTGATTTAATCAACGTGTCTGTTTAAGCTTGTGTCCTGAGTAAGACGTTTAAAAGGCTTGCTGTCCCGGGCAGGACATTTAAACTGCTTTTTCGGTGTGGTGAAACCACGATTAAAAACTAAACGAAAGGAAGAATATTATGGAATTTTTAAAGGAAATTATGGGTGAAGAACTCTACACACAGATTGAAAGCAAAATCAATGAGCATAACGGCCTTGATGCCAACAAGGACAAGCAGATTAAGCTTGCAAATCTCGGTACTGGCGAGTATGTTTCAAAGGGCAAGTTTGACGGCATTTCTGCGGATCTTTCTTCAAAAAACTCTGAGCTTGAAAAGGCAAATTCTCTTATTGAAGAAATGAAAAAGGCAAGCAAGGGTAACGAGGAGATGCAGGGTAAAATCACCGACTATGAAACACAGGTTGCCAATCTTCAGAAGGAACTGCTTGACACAAAGCTTTCAAATGCCGTAAAGGTTGCGTTGCTTTCCGAAAATGCCGCTGATGTGGACTATCTTGCATACAAGCTTAACGAAAAGCTGTCGGCAGAGGGTAAGACTTTGGAACTTGACGATAACGGAAATGTAAAGGGCTTGTCCGACAGAATCACAGAGCTTAAGACAGCATATCCGAAAATGTTCGACAGCGTTAATGATGACGGTTACACACTCTTAAACGGCGGCAACCACAAGCTCCCTGACAGCGACAACAGGGGTTCTGAACCACAAAGTCTTGCAGACGCATTAAAAATGCATTACGAACCAAATGAATGAAAGGATTGATATTTTATGCCAATTACACTTGAAGAAATGAAAGTCGGTATGTCCGACAAGGTAGCACAGCAGGTCATTGATATTTTTCAGCGTGAATCTGAAATCTTACAGCTTTTATCCTTTGATAACTGTATTTCACCACAGGGCGGCTCAACTCTTACATATTCATATATTCAGGAAAAGCTCCCGTCAACAGCGTCATTCAGAGAGCTTAACACAGAGTACGAATCAAACCAGGCAACAATCGAAAAGAAGTCGGCTGACCTTAAGATTTTCGGCGGCAAGTTCTCTGTTGACAGAGTTTTAAAGGATGCCGAAGGCAAGTACAACACACTTGAATTTCAGATCAGAAAGAAGATTCTTGCGGCAATTTCCCTTTTCCACCATACTCTCATCAACGGTGACAGCACAACAAATCCAATGGAATTTGACGGTCTTGACAAGATGCTTGCAGGTACTGCAACAGAGTTTGGTACGTCTTCAGTGATTGACCTTTCAACAAAGACTACAATCAAGGAAAATGCTGACGAGTTCTATGAAAAGCTTACTGCTCTTATCAACAAGACAGATGCAGATGCACTTCTTCTCAACACAGATATGATTACCAAAATTCAGACTGTTGCAAGAGTGCTTGGCTACAAGACCGATACGGAAGAAGCGTTCGGCAAAAAGGTTACAACAATGAACGGTGTGCGTTTTATGGATCTTAAAAATCACTATACAGTAAGTGACGGCAGGGCAACTGCAAACGCTTGTGTAAAGTCAAACATCACAAGAGATGCAGGTACAGGTCTTACAGATATCTACGCTGTAAAGTTTGACGTAAATGACGGTTTCCACGGTGTTACCCTTACAGGTAATTCGGGTATCAAGCAGATTCTGCCTGATTTCAATAACCCGGGTGCAGTAAAGGATTGTGAAGTTGAAATGGTTGCGGCTACTGTTTTAAAGAACACACAGCACGCAGGTGTTTTAAGAAACATTAAGATTGTGTAAGGAGGTTTTTACTATGGCTGAAAATACAGAAAAGAAGTCTGCTGAAAAGTGGGTTATAACTCTTACAAAGAACAAGAACTTCTGCGGTATCGGTGCAGGAAGTGTACATTTTGCACACGGTAAGGCAGAAACTACAAGCAAGGTTCTTGCTGACTGGTTTAAGAACCACGACGGCTATGAGGTTAAGAAATGCTGATATCTGTCGAAAAGTTCAGAAGTCTTGTGCAGACAAATGAAACGGACGAAATACTTGAAATGAAGCTTACTGCGATTGAAAATCTTATCCGTAGTTATACCCACAATGATTTTCAGATTCGTGGGATACGCTCATATTCGGAGGTTTTTGAGAATAAAGTTATAAACCCACCGCTTAATCTTGCGGTGGGTGATACAATTCAGATTTCACAGAGCCTTTTGAACAACGGGGTTTACACAGTAACTGAAATTACGGACGAGGGGCTGAAAGTGTCGGGAGAACTTGTTGACTGTACAAAAAATCTCATAACAAAGGTAAGCTATCCGCCTGATGTGGTAATGGGTGCTGTGAACCTTTACAAGTGGGAACTGAAAAACAGAGCGAAAGTGGGTATTCAGTCGGAAAGTATTTCAAGGCACTCTGTTACATACTTCAATATGGACGGGGACAATGCTGTTATGGGTTATCCCAAGTCATTACTGGGATTCTTAAAACCCTATATGAAAGCGAGGTTTTGATATGATAATCGGAAATATAGATGCCGAAATTCAGATGTACAAATCTGAAAACAATGAAATCGGCGAAACTGTAAAGAGCTGGGAAACAGTTCAGACGCTCAAAGGCTTTCTTGACCTTAAAAGCGGTGACAGCGACTACAGAACCTTTGATGCCAAGATTGAGGACAGTACACATATTTTTCTCTGCGATTATGTACCCCTTGCAGAGGGTGTCAATGCCGAAAACAGCCGTATGGTTATCAAGGGCAAAACCTACGATATTATGCTGATTGACAATCCTATGGAGCTTGATGAGCATTATGAAATTTATCTTAAATTTGTAGGTGGTCAGCCGAGTGACCTCGGCGGGACATATCGGGCATAACTAAATAAAATCCGTAGTTTACTGCACGAAGATTTATTTCAAAGTGCAAAGGGAGGATTAAATGAGCGAGGTTGAATTTGAAAACAACATCTTAAAGGTCAAAGAAGCTCTTGACAGAATGGCTGAACGCTTTCTTGAAGAATCAGGGCAGGTTGTTGAGGCACAGGCGGTACAGAATACGGCTGTTGATTCTACACATACAAGGGAATCCTGGGGACATATTGTTGATACGTCTGAAAATTCTGTTACGATAGGAAATCCTCTTGAAAATGCAGTATGGGAGGAATACGGAACAGGTGATTATGCCCTTGAGGGTAATGGCAGAAAAACAGCCTGGTATGTTCCCGTTGAGTTGTGCACAGGCAGAAAAAAACCGTCATTTAACGGTGAGGTTGTTATCGTTTATGGAAAGGACGGCAAGGCTTATTACAAGACCAACGGAAAAAAACCTAAACGTATGCTCCACAATGCATATCACACAAAAAAACCTTCACTTATACGCCGTGCAAATCAGCTTATGAAGGAGGCACTGGAATGACAATACAGGCACTTTCTTTTATAAACAAAATGCTGTTGGAAAATGATATTCCATACAGTTTCGGAGCGTGGTCGGAAGATATTGTCTATCCGTATTTTGTGGGAGAGTACACAGAAACAGAGCCTTTGTATGAGTACGGGGAAACGGAAGACACCTTTATTTTAACGGGTACTTCAAGAGCTACAGACGCTATGCTTGAGCTTGAAAGGTACAAGGGGAAAATAAAGGATATCTTTCCGTCTGATGGGCTTACAGAGTACTTTGCGGACGGCTGTGCAATAGCTGTTATGTACTGTGAAAGCAGTTATATCCCCACAGGTACAGACGATATCAGAAGAATACAAATCAATTTAAAAATAAAGGAATGGAGAGTTGAATAATGGCAAATAAAATAAAAAGCGGTCTTAAGAATGACAGTATCAAAAATTTTGTTTTCGGTGCAGGCGTGCTTTACAGAAACTTTTCCTATGGCGAACACTACAAGAAAACGTTCGACAAGACAATGCAGCCCAACAAGACATATTATTATATTGTAGGCGGTACGGGAGGTACGTCATACACAGAATTTGAGGGTGAATCCTTTGACGCTACAACTGCATACTATGAAAAATATGAAGGCTACGGCGGTGACAAAATCGGTGCAACAAAGGACGGTACAAAAGTATCTATCACTCCTGAATACACCGATATTGAGGTTGACGGTGTACTTGTGAAAATGGAAGGTCTGACGGAAAAGACGGGTGAAAAAGCAACCATTGAAGCGGTTGTGCTTGACATTACGGCTGATAATCTTAAGATTGCACTAAACGGTAACGTTACCTACGCAGGTTCTGCAACAGGCAGTTCTGACCCGAATGTTACAACAAGGTCAGGTATCAATGAGGGTGACTATATCAGCAATCTTGCACTTGTTGCCAATAAACTCGGCACGGATGAAAAGCTTATCGTCTGGTTTAAGAAGGCATTCTGTACAAGCGGTCTTGAACTGGACATGAAAAACAAGAGCGTTTCAGGCAACAAGTACACATTCGAAGCCTATGCTGAACAGTCGGACGAAAACATTGATACTCTGCCGATTGAAATTATTCCTATGAAGAAATTTTAAAAAGCTTGACATATTTCTGTAAAAACGGTATAATAATATAAAAGGAGCATACCGATAGACGGTAACTCCCATAGTTTAGTTAAAGTAAAAACGATAACCGCCTATGTGGAAGTATGGCGGTTATCTCTTTTTATTGCTGTTTTGTAATATTTGAATAATATTGCAGACAACAAGTGCTAATGTCAGGAAATCATTCCATGTCATTGGCTTCACCCCCAATCAGGGAGTAGGATTTACCGCCTATGTCATTCGATATGCTCTGCCTTTATTATACTGCAATTTACAAAATATGTCAATTATGAAAATCAGGCACTCCGCAAGGGGTGCTTTTCTTATACCCAAAAAAACGAAAGGATTGATATTATGAACAACGATTTTACACTCAGACCCCTTTGCACAAAGGATATTTTTTCACTTGTGAAGATTATTTCAAAGTTTGGAATCAACGAGATCAGAAGATGCATTGAGGCTCAAAGCTTCAGAAGTTCGGCAGACAAAAAAGACTACAGAACAATAGGTATAGCCGTTGCATTTGAAATATTTGACGTGGCAGCACAGAAACTTCCTGAATGTGAAAAGGAAATCTGTGCTTTTTTAGGTTCGCTTTCGGGGAAGACTGCCGAAGAAATTGAAAATCAGTCACCTGTTGTCACTGTCAGAATGATTAAGGATCTGACCGAAAAGGACGATTTCGCTGATTTTTTTACGGAAGTTTCACAATTCTTCAACGGGGAAAAGACGGAGTAACAGTCTTTTTCGATTATCTCTGCAAACGTTACGGCGGCAATGCTTTCTCCTTGCTTGACGGCTTTATTTCAATGGGTAAGCTGTGCGTTTTTGTGGACAACTTCTTTGATATCTGCCAGGAGGACAGAATATGGGAGTTCTGGATTCACAAGGAAACAGGCTTGTCCTGGGAGGACTTTAAGCTTGAGTGCATCCCACAGGAGGGAACTGCCGAGCAGGTAACGGAAATTATGACGGAAATTGATGATGCTCTGTCGGGAGGTGAATACAGTTATGGACGTTTTTAAGCTACTTGGAAAAATCGTGCTTGAGGGTATGGAAGAAGCCGCAAGGGGTCTTGACGGTCTTTCGGAAAGAGGTGAATCCACCGAAAGCAGGCTGACGGGAGCGTTCAAGAAAATCGGCGGTGCTGTTATGGCATACTTTGCAACCGACAGGATTATTGAGTTCGGTAAGGCCTGTGTGGAAATGTCGGCAACGGTAGCGGCTGAAGAATCGGCATTTGAGCAGATTATGGGCAGTTATGCTGATTCTGCCACAGAAAAAATGGGAGAAGTAGCGGATGCCACAGGAATGGTGGACAGCCGTTTAACTCCATATATGACAAGTATGACGGCAAAGTTCAAAGGCTTGGGATATGACATTGATGATGCCACTTCCTACGCACAGGACGGACTTATGCTTGCGGCAGATGCAGCGGCTTTCTGGGACAAATCCCTTGATGAGAGTATGAGCCACTTAAACAGCTTTGTCAACGGCTCTTATGAGGGCGGTGAAGCAATCGGTCTGTTTGCAAACGATACGCAAATGGCGGCTTATGCCGTAGAAAAGGGACTTGTTTCACAGGCAAAAGAATGGTCGGCACTTGAGGAAAAAATCAAACAGGCAACCCGTCTTGAGTACGCTCAGAATATGATGAAACAGTCAGGAGCAGTTGGACAGGCGGCGAAAGAAAGCGGTCAGTATGCTAATCAGATGGCTAACCTTTCCGAAAAATGGCGTCAGGTCAAGGCGGATATCGGGGAGCCGATACTTGAAAATGTAGTTCTTCCTGCCGTTTCAAAGCTGAGTGATTTTGTTTCTAACACGCTTGCACCGGGAGTGGAAACAGCGGCGGAATACTTCGAAAACAAGTTTCTTCCTGCGGCAACTGCTGTTGCTGAATATCTTGAAGACAAGTTTATTGTGATTTTCGGCAATGTAAAGGATATCATCGAAAACAATACAGATAAAATTGCCGCTTTGGAAGATGCAATTGAAATAATAGGCGATTTCGGGGAATATATGCTTGACTTTATCGAGTGGATGACAGGCAGTTCCGAAGGTGCCGAAAAGTTTCGTGTGGCGATTGAAGCGGGTACAGTCGCATTCATTACACACAATGCCATAATCAGCATCGGCACAAAGGCTGTCAATGCTTACCGTAAAGCACAGATGCTTCTTAATGCCACAAATCCTTATGGCTGGGTCGCTCTTGCTGTTTCGGGTCTGACTGCACTGGCGGTTATAATGTATGAAGAAAAGAAATCCAACATATTACCTGAATTTCGCAAAATGGCTGAAACTGCGGAAGAAATGCAGGAAACTCTGCAAAAAATCAAGGACGAAAACAAGGAAATTGCAAACGAAATTTCAAACGAATATGACGGTTACAGAGAACTTGCAGGCGAACTTGATACTCTTATCGGTAAGAACGGCGAAATAAAGACACACTGTGAAACAAGAGTAAAACAGATTATTGAACAGCTTAATCCTGCACTTGATACAAGCCTTGAAATTGTTGACGGACAATTGCAGGGGTATAAAGATATTAATACAGAGCTTGACAATATCATTACCAAAAAACAGGTTGAAGCTATACTTGAGCAGGGTATGGACAATTACAATGAAACCAAGGCAAAACACAGTGAAGCAACTCATGAAAGGTTTAAAAACGAAAGCAGTATAAAGGAGCTTGAAAACGAACTTGCGGCTATAGAAAAGGCACAGGACAGGTATTTTTATGGCGACGGTATCTGGAATGTTGAAGGGTTTTCCGATATGTCAATGGGGGATGCTGCTGAAAGAGTACCTGAAATAATGACTAATCTGAAAAAACTCAGAGAAACTGTTGAAATCAACAAAGAAACTATAGAAGAATGTAATCAGGATATGAGTACATTTGAGGGCTTGATGAATGCTTCAACAGAAAATAATCTTGGTGCAATGAAACGTTATACCGAAATATACAATAATCAGATGCTTACATCGGGTAATGCAACCCTTGCAGAACTTCAGACACAGTATAACGAATATTCGGCAATATACAATCAGATGGTTGAAGACAGGGAAAACGGCGATACAAGTATTACAGAGCAAATGCTTGAAGGTGCCAAGCAGAGGGTAAATATTGCGTATGATGAAAAGAAAAAGCAGGAAAAGATTTCATATGATACTGCAAGAAGTTCGGCTTCGGCATACAATTCGGGTATGACCTCAAAAACAGGTGAGATTGCGGCAACAACGGCTTCTATAAGCAATACAACCAAAAACGGCTTGAAATTCGACGGCGAATCAATAGCCAATGAAAGTATGGGCGGATATGTAAAGGGACTTTATGGTATATTGGATAGTGCAAAGTCAGCGGCTCAGACTATTTCGGATTCGGTAAGCAGCATTTTATCAAGTGTAAACGTAAATGTAAATGCTGTACCGCAATTCAATACACGACCAATTCCAAAATATGCTACAGGCGGCATAGTCACCCGGGAACACATTGCAAGAGTAGGGGAAGACGGTGCGGAAGCAATAATTCCTCTTGAGCACAATACCGAATGGATTGACAAAGTAGCTTCAAGAATGAGTGGGAATGTCGGCAATGGTGAGGTTGTGTCTTTACTCAAAGAGATAA